AAGTACCAGGTTTGTTACCACCATACCAAGTTCCTACAGATGCAAGTTCTCTAGCTGTTGAAGCATTACCAGCAACTTTTGCATTTTCAATTCCTACAAAAGCTCTTTCCATGTCTCGCTTGAGTTCTTTACCCATCTTTGCAAGTTGGTATGCCATTTGTGTTGACATTCCAGCATTATCTACTGCATCGTCTGTACCTGAAATAGTTACTGACTTTGCTGAGATTTGTGTTCTGTTGTTAAGTCTGACAGTTGCAGTTCTTGCATCTCCGTCATAATCATCACCTTCGATCTGTGCGTTAGCAGCAGTATCAGCTAGTGAGTCTGTTTGCCATTCGTACAATGTACTTGAGGCTGTACCTTTTGATGCGTTGCTCATAAAAGGAGTTTCAGAAGGTGAAATATTGTAAATTACATCAGCTAAATCTTCTCTTATAGAGTTTGCACCATCATAGGTATCAAAAGTATTGGTTGGTTGTGCCATTACTTATTCCTTTCTATATATGTTATCGAGAATAAATCTGTTGAAGAACACTCGCTGCGTCTTGCACTTTGCCTGTTCTTTTCAGATTTGCTTTTTGAGATTTCAACCTAACTGCTGCTTCACTATCATCTTGAATTTTAGGACTACTAGAACTTACTACCTTCGATACTTTCCTTACTTTTTTATTTTTCAGATTAGCATTCTTTTTAATCTGATTATACCGGAAGGCATCAGCTAATAATAATATAGCTCTATGATCGACTAACATTGATATTTCTTCATCTGTATAGCCTTTAGACCTAGCAAATTCGACCATATCTTTTTTAAATTCTGGCCCTTTTTTCTCATCTGCATATATAGGAAGTTTCTCTGCTAATATCTTTTGTTGATTACTAACAAATTTTGAATAGTTTTCTTCAGCTTCTTTTTGCTTTTCAGCTTTTATTCTGTTCTGTTCTTGTTGAACTTCAAGTTGAAGCTGTTTTTGTCTATCTTCCTCTGCTTTGAGTTTTACATATTGAGCTGGATCTTCTTGATATAGTCTTTCCATATCAACATTATTAGATGTTGATTTTATGTGTTCAGACAATATTTGAAGTTGCTGTTCGTATTGATCTCGTTTGATTTTAGCCTCCTCGTTTAACCTAGTTGCTTCAGCATTTTTTGCTTCAACACTCTTTCTATCTTGCGATAGTTTTTCGGTTTTACGAGTATAGTCGCTTTGTCGAGAATATCCCTTTTTGAGTTCATCAAGGGTAACTTCTACATTTTCACCATTTACAGTTAATGCGTAAAGTTCCTGATTAGTATCTGAAGGTGTTTCATCTTCAATTTGATCGATTAGTTCTGGATCATCATAAGTTTCTTCGATATTCGTCTCCGAGTCGCTTACCTCTTTTGATGATTCTTCACTTGCTACTTCTTGAGTCTCAGAGGCTTGAGGATCTAATAAGTTCTTCAAGTTTGTAGCTGCCTCACTTACATTTAGAGGCTTGGGCATAGGTGCAACAGATTCATTTTGAGTTTCTGTTGCAGATTCCATCGCTGGTTGTTCTGCCATTTAATTTCTCCTATTTTTTTATGATTTTGCCTGTTTCCATAACAGACTTCATTTGCATCACAACAAGTTCCAACATTCTCCTCATAACGAAAATGTTTTCTCTCTGTTCTGAATTTTGTAGATCGCTATTTAACCATTCTATATTTAGGTCGGATCGAATTTTGTTTACTGCTTCTATAAATAATGGGTGTTCTAATATTTGTTTTGCTTCTTGACTTCTTTTTTGTTCGTTATCTGCCACGAGTATAACCCATTCCTGTAAATGCTTGAGAGTTTATTTGTTTCTTTGGTGAGGTGTATGTTCTTTTCGCTTCAAACATTTTCTCACTAGCACTTTTTTCTCTATTAGCTTTTGGAGGAGAATAAGAAACTATGTTAGTTGCACCAAAGTTAGACTGAAATGGATTTATATCAACATTGGCATTATTATCTTTGTAAACACTAGCTCCCATGAAATCTGCTTTATCACCTCTTTTGGTTACATCAGCCATAGCTTGAGCTTCTTCAGCAGTTTTACCTAAGGTATTTTGTGCAAAATCCATCATATTATCTTTTGCTAATTGATTTTCAAATGCTTGGTTGGCTTGTGCTAATGCTAAGTTACCGCCTTTAGCAAAATAATAACCATCATCTTTTTTATCAATAATACCAGCATCAGCTAATCTTTTTGCATCTAGGTAAACACCTAATTGACCAAAGGGTGTAAATCTTTTAAACATTCCACTTAATCCATCACCATATAAATCTAACTTTCCTGATCCAAAATAAGATTGAACATCATCAGCAGTGCTACCACCTAAACCTAAATTCATAAAAGCATTTTGTTCTGGACTAAATACACTTCCAACACCTTGATAGGTTTCTCCCATCATATTGTTATCATCACCATCACCCTGTGACTCCATCTCTGGTAGAACACAAGCCTGAAGGACTGGATCATAAACTCTGCCCTCTCCAGGATATAATTCATCACAGTTAGGAGTATTAACACCAGGTGTTTCAGGTGAAGGTTGTGATGCTGGTGGTATGAAAGGAGTACTGTCCACTATATAGGGGTTTGTCGATGGACTTGGAAAAGGAGGAAACCCACCAGCAGTATTGTTGAGGTAATTGTCTATAATGCCTTGTGCTTTTGTGCCTTGTAGAAATGGTGTAAATGCCATTAGTTTATTCCTTGTTGTATAATTTTAGTTGCTAATTTTTCTTTTTCTAAATTTTTGCTCTCAGCTTCGTTAAGAACTTCGGTTGCTAGTTTTTGTTGGTCTAAATTTAATTTTTCTGCCTTAAATGTTTCATCAACTTGTTGTTTTCTAGCTTTAAGTTGTAATTCTGCTTGATCTTTTGCTCTAAGCCTCTGCTGTTCAGCTTGAGCTAATTGAACTGTAGGATCAGGTCTTGCTTGTCTGGGTTGTGGTGGAGGCATGGTAGCTGGGTTGTTAAAGAACTGACTTGCATCTTTGTAACCAGCATTTTCTAAATACTTCTCTAAGGTATTATATATCTTTTGAGGATCGACAATACCCATTCCACCAGCACTTATAAGTTTTTCTTGTACTGCAAGGACTCGACCTAATACTTCTAGTCGTTGATCTTGTGATCCTGTACCTAGTCCAACTTGTACTGTTGCATTGTATCTATCAAGCCATTCTCTAGGGTTCATAGGTACAAATCTATTTCTTAATTTTATTATTCTCTCTTGGTCTTGGTACTTACAAACTAATTGTAAGATCCCTTGGAACATTCTTTTGACACCTTCACTAAAGTTACGAGCATATAACTCTATTCTTTGTGTCGATGCGTTCATCATCACATTGGCACTAGTTGCTGTAGTGTGTGATTTATTAATAGTTTCACTATCAAGGCCCATTTGAACTTTAGATACACCTGATCTGCCTTCTCTTACTTGATCGATTTTGTCGATCATGGCTAGACCTTCTCTCATAAAGTTAGGTGCTGCCATAGGAGAGACTGCTCCAGGTGATTTCACCCTCACAATCCCCCCAGCTCTAGATGTAAGGAGGTCGTCTATGTTAGCTTGGCCATCAACAACGACTGTTCTTGCGTTATTTTGCAAGTATGCGTTGTTTAAAGTTTGTCTTAAAAGGGTGGTCTTAATCTCTTGAACATCACCTATCAAATCGTAAATTGATAATCCGTAGAAACGATGAGGCATAGGGATAGCAGTAACAGTAGCAAAAGGTATCTGTTCAATGGGTTCATTTTCTAATATGTGATAGGAGTTTACTCCTGATCCACCAACTACTATGTGTCTTAGCTCTGCAATACCATCGTTGTCATAATCACACTTCATATAGCAATCAACGACTGCAACTCTAGTCAATAAAGGATCAATGTTTTGATATTCTTGAGGCATCGTCTCGTCATCATACGATCTTCTAGTTACTGCCTCTGTGTTGTAGATTTCTTCATCTGCAACTGGTAATTCGTTTACAATCTTCTTGTCAAAACCCATGCTAATAAGTTCTGATCTTGTTTTAAAAACTCTTTGAGCAATAAAATTACAATCATCAAGACTATTAGCTGTTTTACTAACAAGCATACTCTCAGGTGGCACACTTTCTACAACCACACGACCAA